GTGGAAGACTGCCAACACAAACAACTGGCCCTATCTGGAGGTCAATCCTGACGTTACAGACGGTCAAGGCGCTGTGTTGCCACTACCCCAGCGGGCACAGCCTCCGATGGCCTCCAGCGGCCTGCTGCAAGCCAAGGCGGGTGCTGCTGAGGACATCAAGTCGGCCACCGGTCAGTACAACGCATCGCTGGGCATGACCAGCAACGAGCGTTCTGGCAAAGCCATCCTTGCGCGTCAGCGTGAGGGCGACATCGGCACCTACCACTACGTTGACAACTTGGCCCGTGCGATTCGTCACATTGGCCGTCAACTCGTAGACCTGATCCCCAAGATTTACGACACCGAGCGCATCGCCCGCATCATTGGCGAAGATGGTGAGCCATCGACCGTCAAGATGAACCCAGGGCAGCAAGAGCCGGTCAAGCGCATCGTGGACCAAGAAGGCGTGTTGATTGAGAAGATCTACAACCCCGGCGTTGGCAAGTACGATGTGCGCGTGATTACCGGTCCTGGCTACGCTACCAAGCGTCAAGAGGCTTTGGAGAGCATGGCTCAATTGCTGCAAGGCAACCCACAGTTGTGGCAAGTTGCTGGCGACCTGTTTGTCAAGAATATGGACTGGCCCGGTGCCCAAGACCTTGCCAAGCGGTTCAAGAAGACCATCGACCCCAAGGTGCTGGCCGATGATGACGATCCAGCCTTGGCCGCTGCCAACCAGCAGATGGAGGCGATGGCTGCTGAGATGGAGAACATGTTCCAGATGTTGCAAAACGTCAACAAGAGCATGGAAGTCCGTGACTTGGAGATCAAGGAACAGGCTAACCAGATCAAAGCATTCGATGCTGAGACTAAGCGTATCAGCGCCGTGCAGGCTGGCATGACTGAGCAACAGATTCAAGACATTGCAATGGGTGTTGTGGCTGCTGCGATGGAGAGCAACGACAATATGGTCATGATGAATGAACAGCGTCAGATGCCAGAGATGATGCCCGAGATGATGCCACCTCAAGGAGAGATGAATGAAATGCGCTGATTTTGTAGGCGAACTGTTCTTGGCCCGTGACGTGGCCCACTCGGTTCACCTGAACACCCGCAGCTTCTCCAAGCACTCGGCGCTGAACACGTTCTACGACGAGGTGATCGACTTGGCCGACAAGTTTGCCGAGGCGTATCAAGGCCGTCATGGTCTAATTGGGCCTATCAGCTTGATGAGTGCCAAGAAAACCACGAACATCATTGAGTTTTTGGAGCAGTCCCTCAAAGACATTGAGGATATGCGGTACGAGGTGGTGAGCAAAACCGACACCCCGATTCAGAACATCATTGATGAAATCGTTGGGCTTTACCTGTCCACCCTGTACAAGCTAAAATTCCTCGCATAAGGACGCACATCATGGCCGTGACTCTTTCGCTGTTTGCTGGTGCAGGCGCTCAATTCTTTGACAACACCGGCAACGTGTTGTCCGGTGGCAAGATTTACACGTACTCTGCGGGCACTACCACCCCCTTGGCCGTGTACACATCAAACGCCGAGTCTGCTTTTCACACCAACCCGATTATTTTGGATTCCGCTGGTCGTGTGCCAAGCGGCGGCGAAATCTGGTTGCAGCTTGGAGTTGGGTACAAGTTTGTTCTGAAAACGTCTGCCGATGTTCTGATTGCCACATACGACAACATTCCATCGTCTGCGCAGCCACCTGCCGCCAATGATGCCGATTCCATCATGTACGAACAGGGCTACACCGTCACAGCGGGTAGCTTTGTTGTAGGAAAGATTTACCGCATTGCGTCTGTTGGTACAACCGATTTCACTTTGATTGGTGCAGCAAGCAACACGATTGGTACCCACTTTATTGCAACGGGTGTGGGTACTGGCACAGGTACAGCGGAACTGTCTCAAACTGTTGAGACTAAGCTGCGTGAAACAGTCAGCGTCAAGGATTTTGGCGCTGTTGGCAACGGTACGACCGATGACGCAGCGGCCATCCAGGCTGCTTTGAACAGTGGTGCAACAAAGATTTACGCCCCTGCCGCAACTTACAAGATCTTGTCAACACTGACCATTCCTACCGGCGTTAGCTTGGAAGGTGATGGCCCAGATCAGACCATCTTTGATGGCAGCGCAGCCACCTACGCAAATTTGACCAGCGGTCGTCACATACAGACCGAAGAGGGCACGTTCACGGCGCTGCCTGCGCTTTCTGGAAATGTGGTCAAAGGCGCAACAACGCTGACCTTTGCGTCTACCCCATCTTTGCAAGTCAATGATGTCTTTTTGATTTACAACCCAACCGACTTTTCTTATTCGGGCTGGCGAGCAGAATACCGAGCAGGTGAGTATTTACGTGTGGCTTCAATCAGCGGCAACACAGTGACACTACAGGGCACACTGGCTGATTCATACACAGCGGCTGCTGTGAGCTTGTATCGGTTTGATGACATGACAACTTGCAAGATGTCAAACTTCAAACTGATTGGTCTGAACGATCTAAGCAACGCTGTGTTTGGTTTGTACATGAATTCCTGTGTTGACAGCGTTGTGGACACAGTGAAAGTGGACAATTGCTCATACACCTGCATCAGCACATCAATGTGCTTTAACATTAGTCTGACAAATTGCACAGCAACTGAAAATTTTGCAAATTCCGGTTCAGGTGGTGAGTATGGTTTGGCAATTGGCAACAGCCACATTGTTCACGTAATTGGCGGCTATTACGCATCTTTCAGACACGGTATTACCACTGGTGGTGGCAGCGGTATTGGCAAAGTAACCAACCGTTATGTAATCATCAACGGCGCTCATGTAACTGGATCTAATGGTTCACAAGTTGCCGATTTTCACGGTAACACTGAATATTCCACAATTTCTAATTGCACAATTGATGGTGGGTTTGCTGGCGGTGGCGATTATCTTTTATTTACCGGCAACCAAATTCGCGCCAACACTGCAAATGGCCAAGTTGCAATGTACATGGCCGAAATGCGCGGATTGAATATCACCATTTCAAACAACATTATTGAAAATCCAAACGCATCTACAAGTAATACTAGGGGTGCGTTTATTGACTTTGGCGGCAATAACGAATGTATTGGCACAGAAACGTACAAAGGTGGAACGATCAATATATTGAACAATTTGATGACTTGGGGATTGACTGCAACAGCAGACTGCCCAAGTATCAAGATTGTCAACCGAGGTTATGCGGCATCTTTACCTATTGGCGTGATGGTTAAAAGCAACCGTATGACAATGATAAACGATGGCGTATACGCAGGTTATGTCGATGTCAGGGTATTTTCTGCAACAGCCGTACAGTGGAATGTTGTCAACGTGTCAGAAAACAGCATGGGGCGTGGCGGTATTCTTTCTTTAACAAATTCAACAGCCGCCAACTATTCAGCTAACTACTTGTATTGTCATAACAACGTAAGTGATGGCACTTCTGTATATCCAATCGTTGCAAGTCAAGTAAAAGAATTGGGTTCAATCAAAGGTAATACTATTACCAACGGTGAAGTATACGCAATTTACTTCTTCGGCGTTAGCACCAGCAATCGTTGCAAGCGTGTTCATATTATGAACAACACAACCTTTGACAATTTCATTAGTCGCACAAGTTCATCGACAACCAATGCCGATATTATTTGCTGGAACGCCAATTACGCTGTTGTGCAGTCAAATGCTGGCGGGTCTTTCAACGAGTATTTGACAGTTGCATCAAATACAAGTTTTCAACTTGGTGAAACCATTACGGGTGGCACTAGCGGATCAACCGCAATAATTGCATTCAAACGCTCCACCAACGAAATCATGATTACGACCACAGGGTCTGGTGCTTTTACTGTGGCAGAGACAATTACTGGCGGTACTAGCGGAGCTACAACAACTGTTAGCGCAGAGGCGTATACCACGGTGTACAGAAACTCGTACAACAACATCGACAACCTCTGGCAAGGACAGAACGTCGGTATTCGTTTGAGTAGCGATTACGTCAACAACGTGACCACCAACACAGCCATTACCTAACATGATCACAATCAACTTTGAAATCAACGGTTACAAGGACGCATTGCTCCTTGCGGATAACCACGGCATGACTGAGGCTGAAATTGAAGCTATAAAACAGCAGCGGTACGACAAGTGGTACGCAATTATCAGTGACCCCAATCCCCCGCAAATTGAAGAACAAACCTTTCAGGAGTAGATATGGCAATTTACTATTGGGTTGGTGGTACGGGTACTTGGAGTGGAACTGGTAATACACAGTTTGCCATTACTTCAGGAGGCGTGGCAACTGCATTAAACCCCACTAACGTTGATACCGTGAATTTTGATGCTAATTCGGGCACGGCTGCAACAGTCACAGTCGATGCTTCTGCGGTTTCATTGAGCACCACGATCAACAAGTCGGACATCAATTTGTCTTTGTCCGGCAGCCCAACGCTTTGCACAGCCGCTGGGACATTAACTTTGACCGCAGGAACATTGACGCTTAACACCTACACATTGACAGTTGGATTGTTTGGCAGCAACAACAGCAATGTTAGAACAATTGCGTTTGGTACTGGCAACATCACACTGACAGGAAATGCCAACAACGTATGGTTGTCTCAGACATTGACAAATTTAACGATTAGCGGATCAAGAACTGTAAATTCTACTTATTCTGGCGCAACTGGAACAAGGGCTTGCTATCACGGAACTACTGCTGGTGGTTCAGTAGCTAATGCAATTGATTTCAATGTTTCAGCGGGCACAGACACTGGCGACATAAGAGGTTGGTACAGAAATTTAATTTTTACTGGTTTTTCAGGTATTTTATTAAATCAAAGCCGATTTGTTTCTGGCAACTTGACTATTTCAAATGGAATGACGGTTAACGCTGGTTCAAGTGGTACTGAATTTAATGGAACATCAGGCACGCAACAAATAACAACAAGCGCAAAAACGTTTGATTTTCCCCTTACTTTCAACGGTGTAGGCGGTACTTGGCAACTTCAAGATGCTTTGACTTCTGGCGCTGCTCGAACAATAACATTTACCAACGGTACGTTAGATTTAAACAACTTAACACTGACAGTGGGATTTTTTACTTCTGCTAATAGCAACACTCGAGTTATTGCGTTTGGTACAGGAAACATTACCATTATTGGTAGCGGCGCAACAGTTTGGTCAAACTCTATTGCTACAAATTTTACTTACACAGGCACACCAACGGTTAATTTAACTTATTCTGGTGCAACAGGTACACGAGCTATTCAAAGTGGTCAAACAAGTTCAAGCGGTACTGAAACAAATTCTTTAAATTTTAATGTTTCTGCTGGTACAGATATTATTTTGTTTACCGCAACCGCAAGGGTTAAAAACGTAAACTTCACTGGATTTGCCGGAACCCTGTCGGGATCTGCTGCATTGTTGTGCTACGGCAACTTGACATACAGCGCAGGAATGACCATTGCAGCAGCCACAAACCCTACAATTTTTAGCGCTACTTCAGGCACGCAGCTGATTACAACCAATGCACAAACACTCGATCTGCCACTGTCATTCAATGGGATTGGCGGCACGTTTGCTTTTCAAGATGCCTTAACTCAAGGCTCCACAAAAGCGTTCACCATCACAAACGGCACGGTGCAACTTAAAGCCAGCGCGACCAGTACCGTGGGCGCTTTTGCGACCAGTGGCACAAACCAGAAGTCTCTGCAATCGACTGTTGCAGGCACTCAGGCCACATTGTCGCAAGCCAGCGGCACTGTCAGCACCAATTACCTGACCATTAGAGACATTAACGCTACTGGCGGCGCAACTTGGAATTCGTTGTGGAGTAACAACAACGTGGACGCAGGCGATAACACAGGATGGGTTTTTGGTGATCCACCAATCACGCTTGCAACAGAATACACTTACGCCTTGCGTTCATTCACCCAACCCCGGAGATTTTAAATGGCAAACAACCAACTCAAAATTGTTACATCGTGCCTTGGATACCAGCAAATAACAACCCTCAGTTCGGCAACTGGTTTGACAACACCAACCACAGACGCAAACGGTTTGAATTGCACTCCAGCATTTGCACTGATCATTGCCGAAACTGCCGGTGTTCGCTGGCGCGATGACGGCGTTGCACCAACCGCATCGGTGGGTATGCCGCTTGCAGTAGGCGTCCCCTTGCAATATGACGGCGATCTTGCCAAAATCCGTTTCATTGAACAAACCGCTGGTGCAAAACTGAATATCAGTTACTATCGGTAATGTTTAACCAACCGTACCGGCGAGGTTCACCGGGGTTCCAATGGAACATGAAATGACTGATGAAGTCCAAACCTTAGCGGAAGTAGACTCCGCGCAAGCACCCGAGGTGACGGCCACCACGGACAATGCACAAAATGCGCCGGTAGTAGCTGAAAATCAAGACGGTAGCACCCAAGAGGAAAAGAAGTACTCGCAGGCTGAAATCGACGCGATGATTGGCAAGCGCCTCGCAAGAGAACAGCGCAAATGGGAACGTGAACAGCAGGCAAAGCAGGCACCTGTGCCAGCAATGCCAACGGATATTCCGACAGCAGATCAATTTGACAGCCCTCAAGCCTACGGTAATTTCATCCGTGCCGAAGCTGAAAAGCTGGTCCAACATCGGGAAATCCAGAATCAACGCGCTGAGATTGAGGAAACCTTTGCAGAGCGTGAGGAAGAAGCCCGGTCTAAATACGATGACTTTGACCAAGTTGCGTATAACCCGAATCTTCGAGTCACCGATGCGATGGCCGAAACCATCAAAGCGTCTGACCTTGGACCTGATCTGGCCTATTGGCTAGGTAGTAACCCCAAGGAAGCTGATCGCATATCTCGCTTGTCGCCACTGTTGCAAGCGCGTGAGATTGGAAAAGTCGAGGCTAAATTAACTGCCGAGCCTTTCCAAAAGAAAACCTCGTCTGCGCCAGACCCGATTCGTCCGGTAACCGCACGAGCAAGCAACCCCGGTGTCACTGACACCACCGATCCTCGGTCTACCAAGACACTGAATGTATCGGACTGGATTGCTGCCGAGCGCCAAAGACAAATCGACAAAGCACGGGCAACCCGCAACCGCTAAATAGGAAATCATCATCATGAGCAATTCAATTCTTACCATTGACATGATCACCCGCAAGTCTCTCGAAATCCTTGAGAACAACTTGGTGATCACCCGCAACGTGAACCGTCAGTACGACGACAGCTTCGCTGTCTCAGGTGCCAAGATCGGTTCCACACTGCGTATCCGTTTGCCCGACCGCGCTTTGGTCACTGACGGTGCCGCCCTGCAAGTTCAGGACGACAACGAACAGTTCACCACTTTGACTGTCTCCAGCCAAAAGCACATCGGCATCAACTTCACATCCGCTGAATTGACCATGCAGATGGACGACTTCGCAGAGCGTGTCTTGAAGCCACGTATCAGCCAGTTGGCCTCTACCGTGGACGCTGACGTTGCCAACGCATACAAGCTGGTTGGTAACTCTGTCGGCTCCCCCGGCAATGCCCCATCGACCGCCCTGGTGCTGTTGCAAGCCCAGCAGAAGCTGAACGAGAATGCCGCCACCATGTCGCCTCGCTACGCTACCGTGAACCCTGCCGCTAACGCTGCTCTGGTCAACGGTCTGTCTGGTTTCTTCAACCCCACAGATGTCATCTCTCGCCAGTTCAAGAACGGCATGATGGGTG